CACAAACGCAAAAAACTATGAGTATCTTCTCAAAAGTGGCAACACGATCACAAGGCTACAACGCCTTCAATCTCTCACATGAGAGAAAGCAGACTATGACGATGGGGCCTATTACCCCATTTTTCCTCCAGGAGGTAATTCCTGGGGATCGCTTCCGCGTCAATTCGGAAACATTTCTCAGAATGGCTCCTACATTGGCCCCTATTATGCACCGCGTTAACGTTACCGTGCATTACTTCTATGCACCAAATCGTATACTATGGGATAATTGGAAAGATTTTATCACAGGCGGCGAAGATGGAACAGCCGCTCCTTCCTTTCCTACAATCAGATTTAACACAGCTGGTGACGTTTGGGTAACCAAAAAAACACTATTCGATTATCTTGGACTACCAGCCGTTGACGCTATTCCTGATACTATGGAAATAAGTGTCAATGCTCTACCCTTCAGGATGTATCAAAAAATCTACAACGAATATTATCGCAATCAAAATCTTCAAACGAAAGTAGAGGAATATTCCGGTGACGGTGAAATGTTCCCAAACTCTTCTATATGCTCATTGCGCAATAGGAATTGGGAGAAGGACTATTTCACATCATGCCTACCTTATGCACAGAAAGGCAATCCGGTAACCGCTCCTATTGAGTTCGAATACATATCACCTAACACCGTAACCGATGGTGTAGGCAATCCAATCACTGAAGCAGGAAATATAATCGTCAATGCAGCTGGAGTGCTGCAGGAAAGTCCTGACGCAGGAGGTACAGACGGAGCTGCAATTATCGAAAACATAGACCCTGAGTCAACGGGAATAGACATCGAGGAACTACGTCAGGCAGTACGCCTCCAGGAATGGCTCGAAACTAACGCTCGTGCAGGATCACGATACGTAGAATCAATTCAAGCACACTTCGGTGAAAGAGTACCAGACTACACCGCACAACGTCCTATTTTCTTAGGAGGCGGTAAAGTACCCGTAAACATTTCCGAAGTGCTCTCAACCTATTCAGGCCAAAATGCCAATACTCACGATTACCCACAAGGACACATGTCAGGACATGGCGTTTCAGTTGGAAATACTAACGCCTTTAAAGCCAAATTCACAGAACATGGTTTCGTCATGGGCCTTATCCAGGTTCAACCCAGAACCGCGTATCAACAAGGTCGTGAACGCATGTGGAACAAGACAGATAAATTTGACTATTTCTGGAGAGAATTTGCACAACTCGGTGAACAGGAAGTTCCTGTCGGAGAAGTCTATTATGACTACGTAAACGGAAGCAACGGTGAATTATTCGGGTATCAATCCCGCTACGCTGAGTATAAATTCCGTCAGTCACAGGTCGCAGGAGACTTCCGCGATAACTTATCCTTCTGGCATATGGGTCGTATCTTCCAGGATCGACCAGTACTCAACGATTCATTCATAACCGCAGACCCACGAAAAGACATCTATGCTGTTAACGATCCAGATGAAAATGAACTGTGGGTTCAAATTTTCAACAATGTTAAAGCACTTCGCAAGATGCCTTATCACAACGTGCCTACTCTCTAGCTGCACTGTAAATACTGTTATTATTAATAAAGCCACCATTCCCCCCTCAAAAAGAAACGGGGGGGAATTGGGGGCGAGTAGCCCCCGGCTACATAACTCAATTCGTATGACAAAAAAGAAACAAGTAACCAAGATTAGGATACATCGCAACACCCAGACTCACACTCCCGACATGGAAAAAACTGTCGGGGAGTCTCTCGCTGTTCCAGGCGAGTCCTACACGATCCCAGAACTATTTGCCCGAACGCAAGCGGGCATCCCTCTCGAAACATCGGTAAACGTCCATGATGACGTATATGCAAACGATGGTTCATTCGATACGTTCATCCCAGAAGCTGACTTCGATATATCCGAAGCTCATCAAATCGCACAAGAAGCAGCCGAAACGATTCGAGCGGCTAAAAATTCAAAGCTAAAAGAGGCAGAGGAAGTAAAAGCCTCTTCTGAAGATGTCAAAGCGGTCGAAGATAAAGCGAAGGACGATTCAGATAAGGCTACCCCTAACGATGACTCTAAAGCTCAAAATTGAGCTTAAAACGCATAGCTCGATAGGCTGAAAAACACCCTGTACTTTATACCTCTCACTTGATGGTATAAAGTACAGGTGACAGGAAACAAGAAAAAAGAACGTATCTTCACTCAAAAAAGAAATGAAATATGGCACTATCACAAGGAGCACAAGTCGCTATTCAATCCGGAGTCGATATTGCGGGCGGTATAGTCGGCAATCTATTTCAGAAACGAAATATCAGGCTACAGAAAGATGCAAATCTTGAACTATCAAAATACGCTTACGATAAAGATTTGGAGATGTGGCATCTTCAAAATCAATACAACAATCCACAATCACAAATGACCAGGTTTAAACAGGCTGGTCTAAATCCAAATCTAATCTACGGACAAGGATCACCAGGGAATGCTTCCTCATCACCTAAAATGCAACCCGTAACCCAGGCACTTCATACAACAAAAATGCCTAAGATGAATGTCTTAGGTATGTATAACAATCAACGCCAGGTGGAAGCAGGTCTGAAGAATACAGAAGCACAAACAGCACAGACCGAAGAGCTTACCAATACACAACAATCAATCACAGTCCTAAAGGCAATAGATGCTGAGCTTGAAAATGCTCGCCTTGCCTTCTGGCAAACAGGTGGAAAACCACTAACCAGGAATTATAAAGGTCGTATGCTAAATCCCTATGGTTATGACTATAAAAATCTTGGCACAAGCATGCAGCGAAAGCTTGACATGCAGCTATATGCAAATAACCTGACAGTAAAAAAACAAGCACTCCTGGATGCAAGTATCGAGAATGCCTGGATGAATTTAAAATTCAATCAACGTAAGTACGCCTGGTATCCATACCAACAGGGAATGGGTATGGTCAACCAGGCAGCCAAGACAGCCCTTGGAGCTGTCGGAATAGGAAAGGCTTCAAAGCTAATAGGCAAAAAAGGAGTTGCACCAAAACTCAAAAAACCACAAACATCATATGGCTCGTGGATGAAACGAGGTCAAACAGTAAATCAAAACTATGGTAGGTATCGCCTACCTACACTAAATTCTAAATATTAATTGGATGGAAAAGTACGATCACTACAAGAAAAACAAAGCACGCATAATGACCGATCTGCTATTTGAGACATGGCTAGATTGGACAGAAAAATGCGAACCAGAACAAAGAGAATCCTTCGAGGTTTATGTCGATAAACTCGGAGAAGAAATAATGAGTTTAACCAAAAAATCACATCATGAGACGAAGAACATTCAGACGTAGATTCAAATCACGTAGACCCGTATCTCGCTATCGCAGAGGAAAACGCAGATCACGCAGGAGAGTATCACGACGCTATAGGCTTAATTCAAGAGGAGGTATCTCACTATGAGATGCCATCATCCAATGCCTCTCAAGCAGGAGAATGGGGAATCCTTCCCCGTTCCCTGTGGGCGTTGTATGCCCTGTCGTGTAAACCGATCCCAGGAGTGGGCACTAAGAATAGAATCAGAGATGGACTCTGCCAAAAATGCCCACTTCTTAACTCTCACATATGACGAGGAAAACGCACCGCGTAATGATCTCGGACATACTATTCTACATAAATCAGATGCACAAAAATTCTTAAAAAGACTACGTTATCATGCAGATCAATTCTATAAAGTACAGATGGAAAGTTTGGGTTTTAACCAAACGATTAAAATACCACGTATCCGCTACTTCTTTATTGGCGAGTATGGCGAAGAGACATTTCGAGCACATTACCACGCTATCACGTTCAACGTACCTACCGAAACGATCAAATACATTGAACGAATCTGGGGACAAGGATTCGTCAAAATCGGAACAGTCACCCCTCAGTCAATCCGCTATGTCACTAAATATATAACCAAAGTGGACACGCGAGATCTGGAGCTACGCGACCTAACAAAACCCTTTACCTTGGTATCTCAAGGTATGGGTGCAAACTATGTAAACGAGGAAACTCGTGCCTATCACTCACGTAGAGATTCCCTCTATACGATCAATAAAAAATACAAGCAGCGCATTGGAAAATATCTTGAAAACAAAATTCATGAGACCGAGGAACAGAAGAAAGAAGTACGTGCTCGAAAGAAGCACAACGCCCTCAAAGCAGAAATTGCTCAACGAAAGGAAGAAACAGAACTACGCGAAAAAGGCGTAGATTTATATCACCATTACAAAGAAAAACAGGAATCAGAAACACGAGTATTTCATAAAAATCACAAACGCAAAAAACTATGAGTATCTTCTCAAAAGTGGCAACACGATCACAAGGCTACAACGCCTTCAATCTCTCACATGAGAGAAAGCAGACTATGA